GTGCTCGTATTGCGAACCTTAATGATGCTGCTGGAAGCGACCTTGAAGTAGATGCATACATCATGGCGACCGGATGGACCGGTCCAGGGTTCCGTTATCACCCCTAATCGGTAGCTCTAATATACTGCCGATTGTAGTAATGAGTGGAGGAAGCGAGCATGACAGTCTACTGTTTCGACCGAGATTATACCGTCTCCGTTAATCCACATCCAGACCACGAGGCCGTTCCTCTTAGCTGGATTAAGTGGATTGCGCGAGAAACTGACCACCCCGTATACGCTACTGGAAATCAGCACCTTCGACGAGAAGCGTTAATTCCAGGAATCGAAGAAGCGAGGCAGCGTTGGGAAGCAATGAATGGATTTCATCCCGAGGACCGGTATGAGGATGATGGATACTATGGCTACAAGCCTGCTCGTCGTGATGGACTTCGTCTTATCCAGGACGTTCATCCGGAGGAAGACGAGATTGTTGTAGTCGATGATATTAACCTACGCGACCTCGAACCGGAGGGAATCTATCATTACTATCCCTGGGACTTCGTTGAGCAAGTCCGAAATGGGGAATTAGAAATAGAAATCAACTTTGGGCAATATAATGATGAACCCGAGAACGCAAACGATATTGAAGTAGAAGACTACTGAGCAAGTAGAAACGTACAAGACTAAAGAAGTAGAGGTAGAGTATAAGACATGTGACAGTTGTAATCAGGATTGGGAGACCGACGGAGAGGTTCAAGTCTTTACTTTCCATCGCAACCCGCGAGCGACTAAAAGAGTGAGGACGTACAAAGGTCTCAATGAGTTCATCGACGCTGGGTTTTCCTCAATAAATCAGATGGAAGTTGAGCACGATAAAATGATGCAAGGCCTCGGAATTCCAATCGAGCGTCAACTGCACGATGTAATCGGAAGGGAGCAAAGAGAAAGAGTAAAGGCTGATGGTTCGATGGGAGCCGTCGGAGCGAAGTTAGAAGAGATACACTCACGAGAAGAAGATACCGTCTTGAATAGGAAGACCGCTACCCTCCATACGTTTATTTACGAGATGGAGTTACCAGTTAAAACTACCGAGACGAAAAACCTCTGTGAATTCTGCTATCAGGGAATCTTTGACTGATTACCAACTGCTGTTGATAATGTCAGCCCAGTCATCCATCTCTTGCTTTGACGGCGTATTCCCGGAGTCAAGAGAGTAAGCCATGTATCGAAGAGCGTCACATCCGTGGTCATCCTTCTTTTCTGGCTTTTCATCAGCGTTGTCCTTCCAAGTGTAGAGCGGAATTTCTTCTGCTGTACAAAGAGGACTATTGTCGTCATCAAGGTTCTTATCGGGCGGATGGACACGGGCATTATTCATAACATATAGCCTTGCCTTTCCTCTCTCGTCAAATCGGAGTCGGCCCATAACAGCCTGAATCCCCTGCTGTACATCCTTCTTAGCCTTTGCTACATCTACACCGTGTCTTTGGAGTGTTGCTGCGTCCTCTGCGTCGTGGTCTGCAAAGGTACGTTCGATAACGAATCCTTCAGGGTCATTGGATTTGATTTCCTTAGCGATGTCTTCTACAAGCGTTTCTGTCTTGTAGAGTTCTCTGAATAGGACGAGTTCATCATCGGGGCTCCGTGCCCACCATTGACAAACGAACGGGTTGTTATACCCAAAGTCGATTGCTCTATAAATCTGCCAGTTGTCAGGAGGCTTAGCCCAGACACCTTTGCCTTCTTTCTGCCAGTCTTGCTCTCTGATAAGCTCCCAATTTCCAGGAAGCTCGTGCCAGTCAAGAAGATGGTCATCACGCCGCCAGTCCTCGTAAATCATACCTTCTGCGCCTACCCACTTTCCCTCGAAATATCGTTCATAATACATTCCAGAGAACTGGGAACGCATGTTCTCAACGTAGTCTTCTGGGAGGTACTTGTTATCGTCGACGCTCATTTCAATCTTCTTGCCCTGTTGCTGGTTGTAGAACAAGTCGTACATCCAGTGGGTAGGAGCGTCGGGGTTTGTTGCAGTAAAGATTTGACGGAAGGGGACTGGGTAATGCATCCCTCCTTGGTCAGAACCTCTGTATCGAAGTCGTCCTTGAAGCTGTGTCCATTCACCGGGACTTAACTCTGAACCCTCATCAACGAAAATCCAACCGTAAGCCATGGAACCAATCTTCCGCGGAAGGTCGTCAGAGGAGGTATTACGGCCAGAGTCAAGGCCATGGTAATGTATCTCTGATAGTATTGGGTCTCCTGTGGGGTCATGTACGCCTGTGTGGTGTTTTATAATATGGTCTGTTTTGTTGTGTTCTACAATATGCGATTCTGGAATTACCTCAGTTGTAAGCGTTTGTTTAATAGTCGATGCCTTAACGTCCGAGAAATGCTTTCGGACAATTAGTCCCCGATTCCCAGGATATTGCATGTTGAGAAAGTAACCTTTCTCGCAGCCCGCCCTGCTTTTTCCCGTTCCGAACCCACCAGAAAGCATAACCATACTCTCTGTAGCTTTAATGAATTCTTCCTGTTTGGGGAGAGGAGTAAACTTATTTTCCCGTATGTCCGATTCTTCTGGCTGGACTTCGGGAGGTCCGTCATTATCTGCAGGCATTCGTCTTCCTTACATATTTAACCTTGTCCCTATAAAATCGTTTGGACAAAGGTAGGATTTATATTAGTAGGCAACCTTATTTAAAATATGGCAAAGGATGGAAAGTCAGACGATGGAGAGTATACGACAGACGTAAATTCTCGTCTAAGATTCACAAATGATATTATGGCGCTGGGGTTCGTTCTCGCCATTATCGTATGGGTTACATACCTCTTGGTGGTAGATTCTTCTGTTCCGACATGGCTTCAGGTCACTGTTGCTCTCGGAGCATTAAGTGCAATCGTTTGGGCATTTGGAAAGGGAGTATTCAGGACAGCTCTGGATGCAGTCCAGGGAGGAGAGAAGTGAAATTATCCGAGGTTCCTTGGAATATTGTCAAACATTATTTCAGGGTATTGAAAGGATATTTGTTTACTAAACCCCGTCCAGAACCAGACACATATGTCTATGCTACAATAGATGAGTTGAGGGTAGCCTTTGGGCAACGCCATTTCACAAATGGTTGGGAATTATCCTATACGTACAGAGGAGAAGATTTGAACATGAGACGTCCAGATTATGTAGATGATTCCTTTCGCTGGTATCAAACTCATATACGGGGATGGTTAAATGGAGAAGGAGTAGAACTTAGCGTTCATCATGAGTTGGAGCCAACGGAATATCCAGAAGGTCATCTCAAAGGCCAAAATTATAGTAAGAAAATAGCCATGGACCAAATCACTAAGATTCTGGAATACAGAGGTATAGATTATGAAATCGTTGAGAAGAGTGACTATTAATATATTTTGACCTTGACGGCCGAGATAGATGGCCGTAGAAGAGTATAATATAGACGACGCATGGAAACACGAGAGCACTTCTTCTCCGGCATTTTCTGACGACCTTGATGAAGCGGTTGATGCAATCGAAGATTGCCCATTAGACACCTTGGGACTCCCGATGAAAAGAGACGAACAGGTAGACTTTGAACTATATGACGAGGATTGTACAGCTACAATCCAATATCTTAATGGGATATGCACAAAGCACAATGTAAAACTAAACGTTCCCGACCAATCTGATGAAGGGCCTACCATGGTGTTTCTTTTACCAGACTGACATACGGGGATAGGCGTTAGGTATATTTAATATATACCCGTCGTATTATCTTTTGAGAGCATGAGCGGATGGAACTCAGTAACTATGCAACCCCGTGGAGATTTTGATTTGGAATCTCTCCGGGACTACATCAGAGAAAAGAGATATGACCATACCCATGTTGTGCCTGATTATAACGGTTACGTCACAGTCATTATAGGAGGGTGGAATCAATATGATGCCGGGCTCTCCATAGCAGCGAGGTTCCTCAAGAGCTTGGACCGAGTGTCTGTGATTGATGCAAACGACACGGGAGATACAGCTGAAGGGGATTTGTATAGGAGAGTAGTCCTCCCTGATGGAGAGCATGCGCTGATGAAAATCGCCCATTACGAAGGAGAGCAACCCTACCGAGGATTAGACCTGATAGAAGATTGGGAAGGAGAATTTAACTTCTCCCCGTTGTGTAGTCCATCCATGAACTTCACCAAGGAAAAATATGATGAGTATTTCGACGATAAGTACAAGGTTGAGTGAGGCCTTGATGGACTACCAATTCGCAGATGCTTACGTAGTCCATGAAACGCACGATATGCACGTTTGCCTTGAATACGCATTCGTCAAGGTCTTCTATAATGGAGAGAGGACTGATAAAGGGTTGGAGTGTAGATTCAGAGTACACGAACACTACGAC